CCGGGGAATACACGAGGGGGGCCAGCCTCTGCGCTATCCCCGGCTGTTCGGGGAGGTGCCACAGCCGGAGGAATGGGAGGCAGCGGCAGAGACTGGCGGCTTGCAGACCTGCGCTGCTCGGCCGCTAGGGCAGCAGGCACGTCAAACTCTTGCATGCGGGGGCGGCGCGTAGGGCGCTCCAGCTCACGCATAATATCTAGGGGCGGGCGGGGCGGAAGCGGGAGGGATCCGGACATTACCACTTCACCTTATTGGCCCAATAGGCCGCGCTGCTGGGCCCCTTGGCGATGTTGGCAGAATGCCGCGCCTTAAACGATGCGCGCTTGGTTTTCATCCGTTCCGATTCGCCTTCCTTGGGCTTGCCGGCGGTGGAAGCGCCTTGCTCACCAAAGCGAATGACTTTCTCTTTGCCGTCGTAGCACGCCTTCACGACATGCGACTTGGTGGGGTGGTCAGGCGTGCGGCGCGGCTTGTTGCAGGCCATCGCGTCCTTGTCCACGCGGTTGCTCATTTCTTGCGGGCCGCTCGCATGTTATCGACCATATTGGGATAGGGCCGCCCGGCCGCCTTGGCCATGGCCTTCGCAGAAGCCTTCTGATCGTCAGACAGGCCCTTGGGTTTCCCCAGGCCCTTGGGTCGGCTCTTTTCCCAGATGGGCTTCTTAGACGGCATACGGGTTGACCCTTTCGCGCTTGTACTGCCGCGGCTCGTCACGTTCACGCGCCTGCGGCAGATCGAACCAGCCCTCGTTTTTTAGGTATATTACGGCTTGGCTGAAGGTGTCCACATAATCATCATGCTCGGCCACGGGGAATTTGGCCAACTGCTTCAGGAACGCCTGCGCCCAACTCACGGGCTGCCCTCGGTTCTTGCCGCTCTCAGGCAGCCAGAGGAAGCCCATCTCCAGCGTGGGGCTGGCCTGATGCGCCCGGCTGATCTTGTCGGCGTTGCCTGGGTTGTACCCAATGGCCGGCACCTTGGCCAACCGCAGATCCTGCAGCAGCGACTGCCCAGAGGCCTTGGCTTCCACTAGGATCCGGTCAGCCCGGCGGGCGGTGCGAAGGCCATCCTTAACCGTTGTCCCGCCATACTCGGTTGACCAGTCCTTGATCACCCTGGACCGCAGCTCGGGGTAACTGAGATGCTCGTCCCAGGCGTCAATCAGCATGGCGTTGCGCTGGCTGTTGTAAGTGAAGATGCCCCAAACCGTACAGGCGGTGGGGTCGCCCGAGGTTTTCTCAGTGAAAGCGCAATCATAGGATTGCAGGATGTACTCGAACTGCGGCAGGCCCTTATCCGCTGGCCAAAGCTGAAACTCTTTGGTTTTGAGGATGCCGCCTTCGCTCGGCACCGGATCCTGCTGCAATTGGCCCGAGGTGCCATAGCTGCCCAAGAGTTGCTTCAGCTCGGTGATTTCTTTCTCGCCAAATCGCTCCGGGCAGATCAGCTCACCTTTCTGCTGCCGCGGATCGTAGGGGCCCATACTGGTCTTGCGGCGGACCCCATCCCACTCGGCTGGGATCATGAGATGTTCCCACCCGCCAATGTCTGCGAGGATATGGCCGCTGATGTCGCGCTCATGCAACCTTTGCATAATCGTTACCATGGCATCCTTTTTGGGATCGTTGAGGCGGGTACTCCACACCATGTCAAACCATTCAAGCGCGCTATCGCGGATCACGTCAGACTGCGCTTCCTGGGCGCTGTGCGGATCGTCTAGGATCAGGCGGCTGCCGCCTTCACCCGTAGCCGTGCCGCCCACGCTGGTGGCTAACCTATAACCCGTCTTGTCGTTCTCGAACCTTTGCTTGGCGTTCTGATCGCCCGCAAGCTTAAACATGTGGCCCCACCGCTCCTGATACCAGGGCGATTGGATCAGGCGGCGCGCCTTTAGGTTGTCGCGGATGGAAAGGGTGCCGCTGTAGCTGGCGCAGAGGTATTTGTGTGATGGGTCGGTCAACCATTCCCACATGGGCCACATCACGCTGACGATGGTGGATTTGGAATGGCGCGGCGGAATATTGATCAGCAGCTTGCGGATCTCGCCGGCGGTGATGGCTTCCAGATGCTCGCAGATCTCTTCAATGTGCCAGGACGGAATGAAGGGGACGCCGGGCTCAACCACCGGCCAAGCCTGCTGCACAAACTCATAGAGGCTCGCAGAGGCCGCCCGGCGCTTCTGCTCGCGCTCAATGAGGCCCAGCATAACCTCGGGCGTCAACGGGACATTCATCCCTTCTTGCCCGCGGCTTTCATCAACAGCGCTTGCATCTGCGCCAACTCAGCGTCCGACAAGGCTTTCAGGTGCGTTGTCTCAATCTTGATCGCCCCGCCATCTTCGCCGGTCAAGATTGTCTTCTCGCCGTAGATCTTGGGTAGCACCTTAGACAGATACCATTTACGCGTATCTACCTGTAGCCGCTTGTGAGCCACGACATCAGCGCTGAGAGGCATCAGGCGCCGCTCTAATATAGGCATATTGCCGTCGTACATTAGATTGCCACTGGCATCAGTTTTCTGCACCATCACCCATTCATGGGTTTTATCAGACATGTCGATGATGTCTTCAGCAATGCTGGCAAAGCCAACCTCGCGCGCAGACAAGTAGCGTTGCCGCGTGCCGGCGGGGTTATCGTCGCGCACCCAACCGCGGACTGTCAGATGGTCAGGCATGCCCTCATCGTTGTCGCAGATATTCAGCAAAGATCTACCAAGAGCCAATTGGCTGCAGATATGATCCATGACCTTTTCGCGGTCATACAATTGCGCCCTGCCAGCGCTATGCGCGCCAACTTTTCTGCGCTCAATTGCTGGCTTCTTCACTTCAAATTCTCAAGCTTGTAAAGCGTGGTCATATGCAAGGCGGTCAGGTCGTCTAAGATGTTTTCCAGCGCCGGCACGCCCTTGCAGATGGCTTCCCTGTTTTGGTTCAGCCAAAGCAGCTCGTCGTTGATCAGTTTGATGATGTCGTCTGTCTCGCTCAAGTTCACCAACCCAAAAGCGCCTTGGTAGGCTTCAATCAGATTATCAAGCTTGTCGATGACGTTTTCATAGTAGCCCCCCAGCGCCTTGTGCTGGGCATATGACTTGGTCTTCCAATGCTCAAGGTGCGCCGCGTTGCGGGCGCCAAACATTCGCTCAATCAGGTCTTTGATCATGGTCCACCCCTGGGTTCAACATATTGTATGCGCTGCTTGAAGTTGCCACAAGAAAAAGCTGATTTGATTGAGTTTTTGCAGCGCAAACCATTTTGCTGAAGCCAGGAAAATAAACGATATCAACGGGTTCGCGCGCGTAGTTGTTGGATTGCGCGAAGGCAGCCGCAACAAGCAACCGCCATCACCCTCTTTTCAGCCTTCTCGCATCGCGTCGTAGAGTTCGCCGGCCAGCTTGGAATAGGCCCCCTGACCCAGGATTGCGTCGAAGGCTTCTGGCAAGGTTTTGCCGCTGTTGACGAGGGCAAGGATGCGGGCGGAAATTTTGAAATTGATGTCCATTTTCGTTTCTCCTGTGAGGGTGGGGGCCGTAGCCCCCATTTTGTTTTAGAGGTTGATGCCGTGCTGGGCGGCCAGGGAGCGGCCGGCCGCGGTGAAGTCGATCCAGGTGTCAGCGCCGTCGTTGAAGGTCTTGATAAAGCCGGCCTGCTTGAGCTGGGTGAGGTTGCCGCGCTCTTCCTTGCCGCCGCCGACATTGCCGCCGACCAGCGGGGTGCCGCTCCAGTTGCCGGCATCGCGGGCGTAGGCGAGGAACACTGAGAGGGAGGTTTCGGTGATGGTCATGTTGGTATCTCCTGTTTGGCGGCGTTATTGCCTTGAAGACACTTCTATAGATTGTCGCAAAACGCTACAACCCCCTTATGTAGATACTTAACCACTTTTTATGTTTTCTCGCTCCACCACCAGAAGCACCTTGCCGTCTGGTCGGGTGACGCTGAAGGGCGGCTGGGTGTAGCCGGCGCGGGTGAGGGGGAGCTTGGGCAGCGTGATCCATGTGCCGCCCTCGTGGTCAAGCCAATAGCCCCAGATGGTTTCAGACATTCTGTTTATCTTTCATGAGTTCAAGCATGCGGATGACGGACACGGGGATATTGGCTTGCTCTGCCAGCCAGCGGAAAACCGTGGTGCGGTGTACGCCGGCAAGCTCAGCAAGATCGTTGACGTGAAGCTCCAAGGCACCCATCAAATTTGATAGGTGCTTGGCGCTGGTGTTGATGCGGGTTTTGATCACCGCTCAGCCCTCCGCTGTCTTGGCTTTGGGGACCACAGTGGTGACCACGCTCTTGCTAGTGCAGGCAGCGATTTGCTCGGCGGTGAGGAAGCTTTTGGCCAGCTTGGCATCAAAGTTGGTGCGCTCGGAAAGCTTTACCACCGCATCAGAAAATTCGCCAATGACGGATTCTTGGCCGGTTGCGATGATCTGCTTACGCAGCGCATCGTATTCGGCTTCGATTTCCTTCTTGCGCTCATGGATGGTGGCGAAGCGGTCAGCGAGGGAAAGGTTATCAAGCATCTTAGTTTCTCCTGTCTTTCGGCGTTATTGCCTTGAGGAGAGGTATATCAACTGTCGCAGAACGCTACAAGACAAAAATGAGATACTTAACCACTTTTTATGTTTTAGGGGAAAATCCCCCCGGCAACAGGGATTGCGGTGTGCCGGGGGTAGTAGTCTGGGACAGGAGAACGGCGCTCGTGGGCGCCGC